CGTTAGCTGTAGAAATGCAACAGTGTTACCTAGAGAAAAAGTTTGACGATGAGCAGTGGTGGAGAGAAAACGAGGAAGAGATGAAGGCTATGTGGGAGCAAGCCCAAATCGAAAAGTGGGCAGGTATCGCAAAGGAGAAAGTGCAATGAGTGAAGAAACAGTATTTCCAAATGGAATGATCTGCAAGCGTAAAGAGAGCGCACCAGATTTTGTGGTGTGTAATGTATCACTGAAGAAATCGGAGTTCATTCCTTTCTTAGAATCTCAGTCGGGCGACTGGGTAAACCTCGAAGTTCTTAAAGCAAAAAGCGGAGATAAGATTTATGCCAAGCTCGACACATGGGAGCCAGACCCGGCAAAAGTTCATGCGGATGGCGTTCAGCAAGCCAGACAAGCCGTCGCAACCCCAACCGAGCAGTTCGATGACATTCCATTTTGACATCGGGCAATCTATCCGCGCCGCGCAGAAGCAATGCAGTGTGTCTAATCGCCAGATGGCGAAAGACTTCGAGGTGTCAGAGATGACAGTGCAACGGTGGCGCAACAGCGAGGACTCAACCCTAACGAAGATAGTCAGGTTAGCTGATTACTTTAAGATGGATTTTGAGTCGTTTCTTGAACTGCCATACAGATAGGCAAAAAAAGGCCCCATCACTGGGGCCATGTCACTTGTCCAAGGGAGGGACTACGTGATATCTTCAAGGGGTCAGCAAAGAAGATGAATGGATTATACACTACAATACCCATTCGTATCCTCCCTCATCTACTTTTTTGTCAGAGATTACTGGGCGTTAGGCCGACGAACCTAAGAACGTCGGAGACGGAGTTGACCCTCTCCATGATGCGCCCCGCAGGCCGAGAGCTGGTCAAGCGGATAGATGTCAAGATTCGATACAGTAATCAAAGCTCGTCATTACTAATTAACTGATTTGTCGGAGCTTGCTCCGGCATTAAAAGGGAAGTGTGGATTATGGAAAATTTTGAAGAAAAGCTATGCGATTTGCAGATGAGTTTTCGGTGCAAGGTTTATTCGTCTGGCAAAAGAAAAATGAGCTTTAGTGCCAGCACTGGATATTTAGAAGCTGGAGACGATGCGGCGTTAAGTTTTAGGTATCAGGCAATGAAACTTATGTTTAAAAGTCTTGGCTATGATTTAGGCTCTGATTTTTTGTTTGAAGAAATTGAAAAGCGATACAGCCTAGATGTTTATGAAATTTTAGAATGTAGATCTAACCCCGTAGTCGAAGAGGCTGAGTTTAAAGAAGAGGTTGAACAAGAGGCCGAGGCTGAAGAAGAGGTTGATGCTGAAGAGGATGAGGAAGAATCTCAATGATTATCCTTAATGACGGTACTTACTACGAACCCGACGATGAGCAAATCATCTTTTGGCAGAATGCTTTTCCGAAGGTAGATATCTTTGCCGAGCTGAGCGCAATGGCGGCATGGTGTGACGCTAATCCAAAGAAACGTAAGAAGGATGGCAAGCGCTTTGCACAGTCGTGGTTGAGTCGAGCATCCCAGCAAGAGCGAGGGGTGTCTCCATTTGCCGAGAAAATGCAGACAACTTCTGGTAAAATCGGCTTGAAGAGTTGGAGCTTCCTAGACGATTGCACCCATGACTTTCTTAAATCCGAGAAGTATCGAGCGCACTGCCTTGAGAAGTATGGGCAGTACGTCACCTTCGAAGGCGAGCGGGTGACTCATGCTAGTTAGGCTAAGCAAGCGAGACTTGCATGACTCTAAACTAATGGGTGCTGATACCGTAAAGCTCTGTGAAATGCAGGGCTTCCCACCTCGGCTAGAAAACGAAAAGCAATCAAGGACTGACGCTAACATTTTAGGATTTAAGGCTGAGTTTGCTGTTGCTAGAGTGCTTGGTCTTGACCCACCTGTCGTGAATGTCTTAACGGATGGCGGCGTTGATTTGTGGTTTGGTGATGTGTCGATAGACGTGAAGGTGACCAACCGAATTGATGGGCCTTTGGTTTTTGACAGTATGAAAAAGTTTCAGTCGGATGTGGCGGTTCTTGTTGGCGCTACTGATGATGAGGACGTGCTAAAAATCAATGGGTGCATGAGCCGTAAAGAGTTTGAGTGGAAGGCGTACAGAAAAGACTTTGGCTATGGTGAACGTGAAGTTGTGGACATCCCTGATTTACACCCCATCGAATGGCTTTGGCGTAAATTTATGGAGAAGAGGTACAGCTCGTGAGCGAGCGATGGTTCGTCAACAACAAGTTTCAAGCCGATCAGTTCTGTGAGTACATCCGGGCTAACCAAGATAAGGGGAATATCTACGAGATCATTCCTCTCACCCGGACCGGAAAGCAGAACGACGCTATTCATGCTTACTGTAGAGAAGTCGCCAGTGTCATGGCGGCGCATGGTATGGACATGAAGACCGTCATCAAAGAAGGCGTACCCATTGACCCCACTATGTACCTGATTAAAGACTACATGTGGCGACCAATTCAAAAGGCTGTAACAGGCGTTGAGTCCACCAGAAAAATTAATCCCGTGGAGGTCAACGAAATTTATGAGGTCTTGAGTAGACTACTTGTCGAAAAATACTCGATCAACGTGCCATTCGGGAGGCGCAACTAACATCTATCCGGGGGGAGATGATGTCACTACTTGAGTATTGTACTACCGACAGACAACGACAAATCGTAGAGCTTCACGAGCAGGGCTTGGGCTACACCAAGATCAGCCAGCAGATAGGCATTGGTCGTCTTAGTGTCAGAGATTGCATTAAAAACGTAAAAAATAAAGCCGCCACCCAAGGCTATTCACCTAGCCATGATATGACTCGCACTGTCCCCGATGCCTTTACGGTCAAAGGGGTGTCTACGTACTACAATCAGGACGGGAACCCTATTGGGCAGTGGGTGAAATCTGTCGCTGACAAAGAAGCTCAGTTCCAAATGATGATTGAGCGGATTGAGGCGGCGTGTGAAGGGATCAAGCCTTGGGAGCCAGTCGAGAAGCCGAAGGCAGTGCAGGATGATCTCTTGAGCTTAATGGTGATCACGGATTTTCACCTTGGTAGCTACTGTTGGGGGCAAGAAACGAGCGAGGACTATGACACGAACATGGCCCGCGATTTGTTTCTTTCAAGCATTAAAGAGATGATCGACAGTACGCCCAAAAGCAAGATCGGATTACTGTGTAACCTCGGTGATTTTTTGCACTGGGACGGATTGGAGCAATTGACTCCGAGCGGAAAAAATTTACTTGAAGGCGACTCAAGATACTCACGCATTGTAGATATAGCGATGACGGTTATGAACGAGGCTGTTCGCATGATGCTGGAGAAGTACGAGCAAGTCGTCTTTGTTTGTGCAGAGGGTAACCATGATATTGCTGGCTCTATCTGGTTACGCAAGTTCATAAGAAAGCTGTATGCAAACGAGCCAAGGCTACAGGTCATTGATAACGACTTCCCTTACTACGCATACAGGCACGGCGAGATCATGCTTTGTTTCCATCATGGTCACAAAGCTAAGATGGGTAGCTTGCCCAAGGTATTCTCAAGCGAGCCACGTTTCAGGCAGGACTGGGGCAGGTCTAAGGTAGCCTATATACACTCGGGCCATTATCACTCTGAGAGGGTTTTAGAGGACGCTGGAGCGATTACAGAGCAACACCCTACCCTAGCCTCTAGGGATTCGTATGCGACCCGTCTAGGGCTTATGTCACAGCGTGGCGCTAAGGTGATAACCTATGACTCAACTGATGGTGAAGTTGCCCGTATAACTGTGAGGCCCAAAGCATGATCCCGATTATTAGCTGTCCGTTACCGGGTGGCGGTCAAGCACTTATCAAGACGCAGGACATTGGCGGCGCAACCAGTGGCAAGAATCCAAAAGAGTGCGATGTCTACATTCTAGGTTGGGCGTCTAACGGCATTACAATTGATTTGAGTTTGGATGACTTTGCGGAGGTATGGGTATCAGCATTGATAGACGAAGGAGAGCCGGAGTATGAGGTCGTATTTACCCCAGATGGCCTGCACTGAGTGCTTCAAAATCATGGTCCCCCAGTTTAAGCAGGAATTCCCGCATAAGCTGGAAGGCTGGTCATGTGACTGCGGCAACAGCGAGAAGGCAATACTTCGAGAGCGTCAATACACGAGGGCCGACGATGGCAGTCAAGAGAGATCAAGCGGACATTTGGTTTAGCAAAGCAGTAAGGCTACGCGATGGGAAGTGTATGCACTGCCACAAACAAGATAGGCTTGAGAATTCGCACATATATGGCCGGGCCAACAAGCGGGTACGCTGGGCCATGTCAAATTGTATCGCCCTCTGCCACGCCTGCCACAGATATATGACCTCTAATCCCGTGGCGCACTTCGACTTTCTGAATGACCTGCTAGGCGAAGAGCATATGGACAAGTTGCGGATGGATCGCAATGAGATATACAAGACTAATAAACTATTGAGGAAGGATATCGCGGCGCATTACCGCGATGAGGTCAGGCGTAAGGAACTTGATCCTGATTACGAGATTCAGAGCTGGAACTAACGTAGTCCAGATAGTATTGCCGAAGGATGAAACGATCCCGGAGCTTAGTCAGGGCGCTCTTTTCTAACTGAGCCACCCTACTCCGGGTGATACCTAGCTCATCGGCAATCTCTTGATGAGTCATTAGGTAGTCGTCATTAATTGCTCTTGTCATTAGTAAGTCTCAACCAAAACCCAGAAGCTACGAGCAAACCACTTGCTAGGGAAAAACCCAGACTCCCGCAAATTTGCTTGCGCTTTCCAGTAGTTAACCATCACTGGCTGGTCTTGCTCATAAGTAATTGCATCCGTTGCGCTGGCTATCTGAAAAGCAACCTGTGCTTTTAGAAACGAACAAACCAATTTCATTTGATCTTGAGGGATGGGAAGGCGCTGACCCTCTGCCTCTCCATCTACGCACTTAAGAATATAACCTGTGTCCATGTCTATCTCCCTTGGTAAAGGCCGCTTACGCGACCTTGTTAGTTTTGAGGCGCTTGGCAAACATATCAACGTCAAAGTTTTTAATTATGTCAGAGCGAATCATCTTAAATAATTTTTGTTCTTTACTACCGTCCACGTTGATGAAGTCAGTAACCTCGTCGATGTTCACTTCCCAAAGCGCAGAGCAAGCGTTGGCGGCGTTTTCGTTTGCTGATTGAATGATAAGGCTTTCTAGCTGTGTTTTTGTCATGTCTCTGTTCCCTTGGTTAGTGGCTGTGTCCCCAGCCGATGAACACATGATTGCATACCTAAAA